ATAAGACGTATAAGTTAACTAGAGAAACGGCACCACTATCTTTAATACTGGCGTCTAGACATACCCAAAGATTTCCTTTATTACACTTTGATGAGGACACGGGAACAAATAAAGCTTTACGATATGCAAGAAATCAGAACTCTCCTTTTCAGGAAGATCAAGATAACAATGCTATTCTAGAGCCTATAGTTTTTGAGAATGGTTTTTTAACTGTTCCAAAAAATAATCAAGTACTACAAAAATTTTTACATTTTCATCCTGGTAATGGGCGAGTATATGTAGAGGTAAATAAAGCAAAAGATGCTGCTGAAGTGGTAAAGATTTTAAATACTGAAGTTGATGCGCTTATTGAAGCAAGACAACTTAGTTTAGATCAAATTGAAAATGTGTCAAGAGTTTTATTTCAGAGAGACGTTACTACGGTAAGTACTGATGAATTAAAAAGAGATATATTAGTGTTTGCAAAAAATCAACCTAAAGATTTCCTATTACTTTTAAAGGATCCCATGTTAAAAATGAATGCTACTATTCAATCGTTCTTTGACAAAAACCTTTTAACTATGAGAAATAGTGATAAAGAGGTTTGGTATAATACTCCTTCAAATAAAAAGAAGATGCTCAATGTGCCCTACGGAGAAGAGCCTAGCCATATGGTGGCTTCATTCTTTCAATCAGATGAAGGTATAGAATCCTTAAAACACTTAAGTGGGTTAGCTAAGAACGTATAGTTAAGTTAATAATTCAACAATAAAAGGCATCCAAAACGGGTGTCTTTTTTTTTGTATCTTTGTTTATTATTAACATCTAAAATTTATAACTGATGGCAAAATTATTAACAGTAAAAACAGCTTCAAACGGAAATTTAATGATTCCCGCAGAGAAGATTATTTTTTGTAATACTACCGGATCTCCCTTTACCAGTACTTCAATTTATTACAGTGGAGTAGAGGCAACTTTTGATGTAATCACTATAACTCATGCAGCAGATACTTCCAGTGGTAACAACATGGTAAATTATTTACAATCAAAATTTGTAGAAGTAGCGCAAAGCAAGTGGTCTGAAGGAGTGCTCGATATAACTCACGATGCGCCTACAGTAATCTCTAACGTAACAATAGCTTAATTATGATAAAATATTTTAACCTTCCAGTAACCGGATTGAAACCGGTTTTAGTAAACGCAAGCGAGGCTTTGTTTATTAATCAAACATCAACTACAGAAACTCTTATAAATTATAACGGAGCTTCTGGAAGTACAGATAGTATAAAGCTGACTCACGCTGCGGATTCAACCGAAGTGGCGATGCAGAATTTTTTAATAGGAGAATTGCAAAATATGCTCTCATCCTCTTATACTAATGTAGCTCCTCTTTTGGCTCCCCCAATGGCTGTGAGCATTATTCAACTAGCTTAATATTAGCGAATAACTTAATTATCTAAAGAGGGGTCAACTAAAATTGACCTCTTTTTTTTTTGCTTATCTTTGTGTAAAAGAAGTACTAATGATAAACTCTGTACGAAACACGATTTTAGCTATATTGAATAAAAACAATTATGGTTATATATCTCCATCGGACTTTAACCTGTTTGCTAAGCAAGCACAGTTAGACATATTTGACGACTATTTTTATCAATACAATCAATTGATAAATAAAGAAAACGCTAGACTATCCGGAACCGGATATGCAGATGTTGCTAAAGGGTATGAGGAGGTTATTGATATGTTTTCAGTAACCAAGACATTAACTCAAAATTTATTAAATCAATATTTTTTACCATCTCAAAACACTACTAGTGATGATTATTATTTAATTAATAGGGTGTTATGTTTTACTGGAGGCGTATATCAAGGAGAGGCTGAAAAGGTTTCAAATAGTAAAATAACTTTATTAAACACATCTAACCTAACTGCACCAAGTTTAATTTATCCTGCATATAGTTTGCAAGGATCATTTATAACAATATTCCCAGCACAGTTTAATGGAGCCACTGATGTGCAAGCACAGTACATAAGGTATCCTAAAGCACCGAACTGGACTTATATTAACGTTGCCAATGGGGATCCGGCTTTTAATCAAACTGCTGCAGACTTTCAAGATTTTGAATTATCACCAGACGATGAAACGTCTTTGGTATTTAAGATTTTGCAGTATGCTGGAATGTCGATTAGAGAAATACAAGCTGCACAGTTCGGAGCTGATCAAGAAGTAATGGAAGAACAAAACGAAAACTAATGGCATATTTATCTGAATATCAATATTATGACAACGCAGGAGCTGCACCATCTAATGCTAATTGGGGATCATATCAGTATGTATCTTTAACTGATATAGTAAATAATTTCATGTTGATGTATTCTGGTAATCATTCTTTAGTAAATAACGAAGAAAGATATAAAGTCCTGTTTCACACTAAACGTGGAATACAAGAGTTGAATTATGATGCGTTTAAAGAAGTAAAGGCATTAGAGTTAAAGGTTTTTGATAATTTAGTTTTTACACTACCATCTGATTATGTTAATTGGGTGCGTGTATCTCTTTACAAAGACGGATACTTAAGACCTCTTACTGAAAACATTCAAGTTAACTCTGCTTCTGCTTATTTGCAGAGTGCCACAGGAACTCTAAGTTTTAATGTTGACGGAACAGTTCAGACTACAAGTTCTACTCTAGATACTGAAAGAGTTTCAGGTGCTCAAAGAAGCATATACCTTAACAAGAACAATGGTAATAATAACTCAGCGGTTATTAATGCAGACAATCCAGATGGATGGAGAGATTATAATATAGGAGCTCGCTATGGTTTAAATACAGAGACAGCTAATTTTAATCCTACATTTAGAATAAATAAAAAAGCAGGAGTTATAAATTTTGACTCTACAATGGCTAATGAGCAGTGTGTACTAGAGTACATTTCAGACGGAATGGAAGGAGGAAACGATTCCTTAGTTAGCGTAAACAAAATGTTTGAAGAGTATTTGTATGCATATGTTAAATATGAAATATTAAACAATAAATTTGGAGTTCAGGAGTACATAATAAATAGAGCTAGAAAAGATAAAAGCTCTTTATTAAGAAATGCAAAAATTAGAATTAGTGATATTCATCCAGGAAGACTATTAATGAGTCTAAGAGGGCAAAATAAGTGGCTTAAATAGCATGGCAAATACTCAAAGAAATTTTATCACCGGGAGAATGAATAAGTCTTTGGACGAAAGACTTATACCTAATGGAGAATATATAGACGCTTTAAACGTAAGACTTGGTTCTACTGAAGGAAGTGAGGTGGGGTCTGTTGAAAATTCTAAGGGTAATACTAAAATGACTAGCCTACAGTATGAGCAAACTGGTAGCTTAACAGGACCAGTATTTTTAAGTTCAGAGGCTAGATGTATAGGAGCTTATGAAGACGGTAGAAGTAATCGTGTATTCTGGTTTGTTCATGATCCTGCATTTACCGTGGGTAGTACCGGTAAATTGGATTTAATAGTTTCTTTTAATCCAAATACTCAAAATTTAACGTATCATATAATTAGTATTGATGATGGCTTTGGCTCTAACACAGGGTTAAATTTTAATCCTAAACACTTAGTGATAGCAGTAGATTTAGTTGATGATTTGTTATTTTTTACAGATAATATAAATCCACCAAGATTTATTAATGTAACTCAAAACTATACTAATCCTTTATATAATATTGATCAGGTAAGCGCAGAGGAGTTTATGGTGATTAAGAAGCCACCTATTAAGGCTCCATCGTTAATTTTGAAATCACAAACAAATAATCAAGACGATTATTTAGAGGAACGGTTTTTATGTTTTGCCTATAGGTATCAGTATGCTAATGGAGAGTTTTCAGCCACATCACAATGGTCTGAACCAGCATTTGATCCTAATGTATATAATTATAGTTTTGCTACAAACCTAAACGAGGGGATGATTAATACCGTAACTGGTGTTGATATAGTATTTAATTCTGGTGGACCTTTAGTAAGAGCCATTCAGGTTTTATATAAAGAGAGTACAGATACTGTAATTAAAGTAATAGATAAGCTTTCTAAAAATCTTAAAGGTTACGCAGATAATCAAGAGTATTCTTTTGCGTTTGATAATAGTAAAATATTTACAGTTTTACCATCAACAGAACTTTTAAGACTATATGACAATGTTCCTATAAAGGCTTTAGGTCAAACTATAATGGGCAATCGTTTAGTTTATGGAAACTACATTGAAGGCTACGATTTAAAAGATGTATTTAATAATCAAATTAAGTTAGAGTATCAGGCTAATTTAGTGGAAAAGGATATAAGAGACAGCCTATTGGAGGTAACAAGAACTCCGGGTACTTATAATTTTGGAAGTGCTTC